TTATCATTTAAACTCAAAGGAAAAGAGATATGGTTTCAAGTCCCTCTGCATCTCCTGCGATTACAGTAAAGGAAATTGACGCGTCTGGCTATGTGCCAAATGTACAGTCAACTACTGGTGCTTTCGTAGGGAACTTTCGCTGGGGTCCAGTAAGACAAAGAACTCTGGTTGACACAGAGGCGACACTTGCTGAAACTTACGGCACCCCAAATAATACAACTGCGATTGATTTTGTTTCAGCTTCGCAGTTCTTAACTTATTCAGGTAGCATGTATGTAGTTAGAGAAGCTACAGCAGCTGCACTGAACGCTAATTCAAACTCTTCATCACTTCAAGAGAACATTCAGATTCGTAACCGTGATCATTACGACACACTAGGATTTGGTATGGATTCTGCTGATAACCAAGTTGGCCGCTGGATTGCAAAGTATCCAGGTGCACTAGGTAACAGCTTAAAAGTGTCAATGATCTCACCCAATGCAACATTTAGTTCATGGACTTATGCAAATGAATTTGACACAGGTCCTGGTACTTCTGCTTTTGCATCAGCACGTGGTGGTTCAAACGACGAAGTTCATGTTGTTGTCGTCGATGAAGATGGTTTAATTTCAGGTACTCCAAATACAATTCTAGAAAGATTTGCTTTCTTGTCAGTAGCGTCTGACGCAAGATCAGATGATGGTTCTGACAACTATCTTGTAAATGTTATCAACAATGCATCAGAGTATGTGTGGTTTGGTACATGGGAACAAGATGCAGACTCAGATGGAGTCTCTGAAGTATCTACATTTACTAATGCTGGTTCAGCAGTTGCAAATACAACATTTAACGCATCTGCAACATCAGCTGAAACACTTTCACTTTCTGGTGGTGTAGACTCAGGCACACTAACAACAGGTGCATACCAAACTGGTTTTGATCTATTTACAGATCCAGACATTGTTGAAGTAGATTTCTTAATCTGCCCAGGTATGTCTTCTGCATCAGATCAGCAAGCAATTGTTAACTATGTTTCTGGTATTGCTAAAAACAATCGTAAAGATTGTGTAGTAGTTGCATCTCCTAACAGAGCAGCAATCATTAACAACAGCACACCTGTAACAGACACAGTTACAACTGTGGGTGGTTTCACTGCAACATCATACTTGATTGTTGATAACAACTATCTTAAAGTGTATGATAAGTACAACGATAAGTACATTTATATTCCAGCTGCATCAACTACAGCTGGTGTTATGGCATCAACAGATCTTAGTGCTGCAGCATGGTTCTCTCCAGCAGGTCAGAGAAGAGGTCAATACTTTGGTGTTGCATCTCTTGCATATTCTGCAACAAAAGCTGAAAGAGATACTCTTTACAAAGCAGGTATTAACCCAATCGTAAACATACCAGGACAGGGTGTTCTACTATTTGGTGATAAAACATATCTAGGTCGTCCAAGTGCATTTGATCGTATTAACGTACGTAGATTGTTCTTGGTTATTGAAAGAGCGATTGCTCGTGCAGCAAAAAATGTTATGTTTGAATTCAATGATGAATTCACACGTGCAGAGTTTGTTAACATTGTCGAACCTTTCTTGAGAGAGATTCAAGGTCGTCGTGGTATTACAGACTTCAGAGTTGTCTGTGATGAGACAAACAACACTGGTGCTGTTATTGATAGAAATGAATTCATTGCTAACATCTTCATCAAGCCAGCCCGTTCAATCAACTACGTAACTCTAAACTTCGTAGCTGTTAGAACTGGTGTGGACTTCGAAGAAGTTGTTGGTGCAGTGTAATAGCGTCAAAGGAGATAACAAATGGCTATTTTAGGAGTTGATGACTTCAAAAGCAAGCTGAAAGGTGGTGGCGCTAGACCGAATTTATTCCAAGCGACTATCAACTTTCCAGCATATGCTGGCGGCGATGCAGAATTAACATCGTTCTTGTGCGAGGCGGCTCAGTTGCCTGGCTCTAACATTTCACCAATTGTCTTACCGTTCCGCGGTCGTCAATTAAAAATGGCAGGGGACCGTACATTCGATGTGTGGACACCAACCATTATTAACGATACAGATTTCACAATCCGTAACGCAATGGAGCGTTGGATGAATGGTATTAACGCACACAGCGACAATACTGGTCTAACAAACCCATTGGATTATGAAGCTGATCTAAAAGTGGAACAACTTGATAGAGAAGGTACTGTTTTAAAAACATATAACTTCCGTAGTTGTTTTCCAACTGCAGTCTCTCCAATCGATCTTGCTTATGCAACAGAAAACGAAATTGAGAGATTTACTGTTGAGTTCCAAGTCCAGTACTGGGAATCAGACACTACTAGCTAACGCTATAAATAGAGGGGCCTTCTTGGCCCCTCGCACTCTATCTATTAGGAATACAAATGGCTGACGATAGTATTAAATTATTTGGGTTTGAAATCAAACGCGCTCGTGATAGGTCAAAAGAAAAACTGACTTCTATTGTACCTCCTCAGGATGAGGATGGAGCAGGTTATGTCACTGCTGCTGGTGCTCACTACGGCACATTCGTTGACATTGAAG